GCGGACCCCTCGGATGTATTTGACCACATCTTGACTGATGACCGTATTGTTGAACGTGCAATGAGTGTGACTGAAGCATACAACGATTTTGTTAATGCAGCACATCAATATGATAGTAGTAATGATTGGAAACACGCACTAGAAGAAGTCCCCTATGCACAAGATTCAAGGTATGAACTCAAACGCAAACTCTTTAGAGCAATTGCAAATGTTAATATTCTTGAAGGTATTCGTTTTTACGTATCATTTGCATGTAGTTTTGCTTTTGGCGAACTCAAGCTTATGGAGGGAAGTGCAAAAATCATCTCACTGATTGCCAGGGATGAGAATCAACACCTTGCTATTACTCAGAATATTCTGAAGAAGTGGAGAGAAGGTGATGACCCTGATATGGAAAAAATCTTTAAGGAAGAACAACGTTGGTTGTATTCCATGTTTGAAAGGACTGTAAATGAAGAAAAAGTCTGGGCAGAATATCTGTTCAAAGATGGTTCTATGATTGGTTTGAACGATAAACTGCTGCAGCAGTATGTTGAATGGATTGCCAATCGCAGAATGAAGGCAATTGGACTTAAACCGATCTATGACGTACCCGCAAAGAATAACCCACTTCCCTGGACGGAACATTGGATTTCGTCGAAGGGTCTCCAAGTTGCTCCTCAGGAGACAGAAGTTGAATCCTATATCGTCGGAGGAATCAAGCAAGACGTTACCGAAGACACCTTTGCCGGATTTAGTCTCTGAGTCATACGCAGCATATAGAGAGGCAGCAAAATCTGATGCCTTTCTTTTTGGTGATTATGATGCGTATAAAGCATTTGAAGATTTGGATCAAGAGGACCACTAGTGGTCCTCTTTTTTTATAAATATCTTCATAGAAGGTATAAGAATTAAAAATGAGACCCTTATCACAATCAGAATACGGAGAGATCAAAGATCTTTATAAGAGTGTATATTCTCCCACTGAAACTATTGAGGAAGAACTTGTTTATGAAATTTGTGATGAGTTGATTGAAGAACTCATCACAGAAGGTTATTCCAAAGAAGATGCTATCGATATTGTAGAAGATGCCACCAATGATTATATTGATGAGGCAAAGGTAACCTTTGGTAGTGACACTGCTCCTATGAGAAAGTCTGGTGCTCCTGTAGGTGCTAGAAGAAGATTTGCTATGAGAAGAGCAGGAGATGCCGTCAAGAAGGCAGGAGATGCTGCTAAGGGTGCTGTTGATAGTGCTAAGAGAAAAGCATCTGTTGCTAAGGCAGGTGCTCAGATTGCAGGATCAATTGCTAAGGATGAGGCAAGGAGAGCAGGACGTAAAGCAGCACTAGCTGTCACCACAGCACCAGAAAAGGCAAAGGCAGCTGCATCTGATGCTAAGAAAAAGGCAAAGAGTGGAATTAAGGGATTCATCAAACGTCAGGCACAAAAGGTTGTCAGTCGTATGAGTGAAGAAGTTGTTGATGAGAAGTTCTCTATGGCTGCTGACCCTGAGAAAAGGGCAATTCCTCGTCCTACTTCAAAGGCAGAAAACAAGAAAGGTATGAGTGCGAGATCTCGTGCCATCAAGGCAGTGGGAACTCAACGTCGTCAAGATAAGGAAGTTGGTATCTCTGGTCAGAAATCAAAAAGAGTTTATAAGGAAGAACTTGAAGCAACCGGATTGTTTTCTGAAAAAGAAATTGCTGCCATAGAAGAAGCAATGAGTTCTTATGATAGGAATCGTAAGAGAGCAGCAGAAAGAGCAGCAGCAAGAAATGCTGCTAGAGATGCTGGTAAGACTGGTGTAGTTCCTGGTGTAGGTTATGTAACTCCTAGAAGGGAAAGAGAAACCTATACTGACGAGAAAGGAACCGTCCGTCATAAGTCTGGAGCAAAGATGCCCAAAGACTGACATAATTCTTTGAGAGGGCTTGACACCCTCTCTTTTTTTGTTTAGACTAGGTTTGTCCCCGTTAAAGATAAATAATAGCTCATAATATTAAACAATATGAGTTATGAGAATCCCTGGGTTTTTAAGGGAAGAACTTTTTTATCTGAGGATATTAACGATTTGTACGGTTTTGTCTACTGTATTACTAATACAGAAACAACTAGAAGGTACATCGGTAGAAAATACTTCTGGTCGTTTAGAAAACCTCCTGGAAAGAAAAGAAAAGTAAAACAAGAATCGGATTGGAAGAAGTATTACGGTTCTTGTCCAGAACTAAAAGAAGATATTAAAAAGTATGGTAAAGAGACCTTCAGTAGAGTTATACTGAGTTTGCACACGACAAAAGGTCTCTGTAATTATGAAGAAACAAAACAACTATTTTTAAATAATGTCTTATCTGAGGCACTTGACAACGGCACTCCTGCGTTCTATAATAGCAACATTCTCGGACGCTACATGCGAAAAGACTATGGTAACTTTGGAAGACACTCTGAAAACGACTCATGATTGGGCAGTTGACAGAATGCACACTCTCTGCCAGATGGAGACGTATGACGTGTTAGAGTCAGTTGAGAATGCTCATGCGATTCAATCCGAGTTTGCCGAATGGCTTGACCCTAATATTGAAGACCATGAAATTTATTCACTCGAATATCTTGGAGAAGATGATTAAATCATTTATTGGATTTGGAGCTCTTGTAACTGCTATTGCTATTCCAGCACCTAAAGAAGTTGCTACTGTATCTCCCCCTGCAGAAATTCCTACAATCAAATTTGATAAGACATGGGAGTGTCCTGACTGTACTCCAAATGAAAAATATGTTTTATCCGAACTTCAGAAACATACTAAAATTTCTGATAGAAATGCACTAGCAACTATTCTTGGTAATATTAAACAAGAAAGTAATTTCGTTTCTAACATCTGTGAAGGTGGTGCTCGTGTTTCTTATAGCAATTGCCATAAGGGTGGTTATGGTCTAATCCAATGGACTTCTATCGGACGTTATCGTGCTCTTGGTTCTTTTGCTGAAAAGTATAATTGTGACCCAAGCACTCTGAAATGTCAGACACGTTTTATGATTAATGAAACGACATTTCAAAGATATCTTCCAGAGTTTGAAGGTCGTGGATATAGTATCAGTCAATACATGGTTCCTGCCTATTATTGGTTAGGATGGGGTATTAAGGGTAATAGAGAATATTACTCATATAACTATAGTAAGAAACTTGTTCCAACATGGCAAAATTCCTGAATAAACTTAAAGAAATTCTCAATCCTCCAAAACAAGAAGTAGAAACTCAAACTACAATTCTTCAGAAAAAAGCAGGTACTTATAATGTTGAGTGTGCAATTGATGAAGAAGTGGTTGATTGTAAAGAGATGAGCACTACTCCTTATACCGGTATTCCTGCTCCAGTAGTTCTTTCTAATGATTCTTGGTTTGGAGATGTTACTTACAAGTCTCAGAAGCAACTTGATTATATGGAGCAAGAGACTGAAATGAAACGTCAGGAACGAGAACAGAATTTTTCTGTTGAACCTGATGACATTCATCAGAGAATGTATGAAATTGCAACTAAAAATCAAAATACAACTCTTCAGTTAAATCCTCCTGGTGGTTCTGAAAACTTCCATGAAGGACCTGGTGGTTGGAACTCTGGTAATGGTATGGGGCAGTTTGTAAAATGAGCAAAGAAGATTGGCGTTATAGTGATCAAAAAATAGAGTTGAGACAGAAAGTCTACACACTTCTTCTTGGTAGATTTGGTTCCCAACTTGATGAAAATGGAGAATCAATTTATAGTATGCAAAGTATCACCGAGTGTGCTCATGACTGGGTTTCACAAGGTAACGTAAATACTAATGGCATTGTCAAATATTATGAGGCTTATTATTCATGAAAAAAATTATTGCATCCCTGGTTGCTGCGGCAGCGGTTGCCCTACCTGCCCATTCAGACCCACTAAAAGATAACGAATTCAATACTATGCACTCGATGGGTTGTATGTTACTTCGAGAGTGTACAGATGGAATTCATAAAGTCGAAAGTATCGCAAGTATTGCTGATGAGTATCCCGATACTAATTTTGATATTGTTGCTGACGAGTTCAACACCATGCTTGTCTCCTTGGAGAAAGTCGGAGTTAATGTGTTTTTAGCAGATGATAAATATTTTCCTAAAGGTCATCGTGGCGTTTACCATACTGTTAGTAATAACTTTTTTCTGAATAGAACATATATGGGACGTACTGGAACCTTAATGCAAGTAATGCGTCATGAAGGTTGGCACGCTGCTCAAGATTGTATGGCAGGAACTATCGAGAATAGTTTGATTGCTATTATTAAACCTGAAGATGAAGTGCCTATGATCTGGCGTATAATGGCAGAACGCACATATCCTGAACATGCAGTTCCTTGGGAAGCAGAAGCAGGTTGGGCAGGTCGTACTGAAGGAATGACGGCAAAAGCACTCGCTGCTTGTGCTACTGGTGCTATGTGGGAAGTGTATGAACCAACACCTTTGACACGCCAATATCTAGAGAAGGAAGGTTATTTGTCTAAATAATAACATTCCTACTAGGAAAACCAGCCGAAGAGAGTCCTGCGAAACTCTTTTAGTGTTATAATGGTGGACTCTCTGTCGGGAAACAATTTTTACATATGTCCAACTTAACAAGAGATTTGTTAATCAAGACAATCGTCGCGACGGAAATGCAGACATGCGACAGTCCTGATTACACTCAAAAATTAAAAACGACTTATCACAAATGGGAACACGAATCTAGTTCTGTTCTCTGTCAAAAATTCAATCAAATACAGCATACAAACATTACTGTAGATTTACTTAAACCATAAATAACTGAGCCTCACTTTTTTTATAAATGTCAGATTCAAACCTGTCAAAGAAAGTGGAAACTAAAAAGGAAAATAAATTTGACTGGGCAGACGAAGGTCTGTCTGCGTTAGTGCGTGTTGTTATTTTATCGTGGTCTGCAGCAATTCTTACACTTAATTATGTAACGATTCCTGGTGTTCCACAAAAGAATATCGATCCAACTTTTATAGCCAGCGTGTTCACTGGGACTTTAGCTACTTTCGGGGTTGTTCCGACTAAGAAGGATAAAAAGGAAGAAGTGAAAGAGGAGGCCAAAAAAGAAAAAGTAGACTAATTGAGGTTAGTTATGTCTCTGATTAATAGACCAGATAATTACACGACTGATACATCATCAATACCAAAGAGTAATCCTTTTAAATGGGTTGCTTTAAGTGTTGGTGGTGTTATTGCTATTGCACATATTGGTGTTCTTGGACATCTTATTAAGAAAGAACCACCAGTTCAGTCAGCACCTACAATTAATTTACCAAGAGGTCCTTACTCTTCTTATAAGATTAAGGCAGGAAAGGATGGATATGAGATTGAATATCGTGCTAATGATCCTAAGGTATTAGAATCAGAAAGATCTCTTGATCTTGACCGTGATAAGAAAGGACTCTTTGGCGGAGGATCTGAGCAGCGAACTGAGTATCGTCGTGATCAGTACACCATGGAGGGCACCCGTAATATGGGGGGAGGTGCCGCAGTAGACGGCGAGGGAAAGAGTGCAAAAGACATAGAGTGCATCGTGGCGGACGCTGGAGCACGATCGCAAGGTGCAATGGCAGGTAGTGCTATCACCGCTGGAGTCGTAGTTCCCGCAGTAATGAACATTCCATATATTGGATGGTTAGCAGCAGGATGGGCAACTCTCTTAGGACAGAATGTTGGAAGTGCTGTTGGGTCAGAAGTTGGTAGTGTATTTAATGACTGCTAATGAATCTTTTATTGCGACCTCTGACTGATGTAAATGATGTAACTTGGAGTATTGTAATTTCTCTTATAATACTTCTTGCTGGAGTTGGTTATTATATCGCCTATATAATGGGTATGGCTTTCGATGAATTGAAAGATGGCGACTCTAAATGAAGTGGCAACTAAGATAACTGAAATTGATGCTAAACAGGATAAAGAAATTGCAGTCTTGACTCATAAAGTTGAAGACTTGGAAAAAACTGTTGATGAATTTAGAACTAGAATCCGCAAAAATGAAAGATGGATTGCTGGCGCGGGTGCCATTATAACTGCCGTCGTTACGATAATCGGAATTGCATCGGCATTAGAAGCAAAGGAGATCAATTATGGGAGCAATGACACCACCCAGCAGGAAGTCCTGTTACAACTTTCGAGTGATTGAGATTAATCGTGTTGTTGACGGCGATACTATTGATGTCACCATTGATCTTGGGTTTGATTTATTCAAGAAAGAAAGAGTTAGAGTTGCAGGAGTTGATACTCCAGAGAAGAGAACAAGAGACCTTGAAGAAAAGGCACTTGGAATAGATGCTACCAACTGGATGAAAGCAAAACTAGAAGGTGCTATCGATGGAGACGACGATCTCGTCATCAGAACTGAACTGGTTGGTGGTATGGGTAAGTACGGTCGCCTTCTTGGTTGGTTATATATTGGAGATGGAGAGACATCGTTGAATGAACAAATGATTGAAGAGGGTTATGCTTGGGCATACGATGGTGGAACTAAGCAAAAGAACTTTAATGAACTTAGAGAAATCCGTAGAACAAAAGGAACATTAGTAGAATAATATGGGACTCGCACACTCTCCACGAATAGTCGATGATAATCTTTTATTCGCAGTTGATGCTGGGAATAATAAGTCACTTGAAAATATTGTTACTAAAGGACAATCAGAGTTCACAACACCTGGATCATATACTTGGACTGCTCCTGCTGAAGTAACATCTGTTTGCGTTGTTTGTATTGGTGCTGGTGGTGCTGGTGGAGCATATGGTGGTGGAGGAGGATCTCTAGCATATAAAAATAATATCTCAGTAACTCCTGGTCAATTGTATTCTGTTGAAGTGGGAGCATCAAATACAGATACTAATCAAACTGGTGGTCTTATTAGTACATATGCTGGACTCAGTAGTGCTTTTGGTACTTATGCTTACGGTGGTCGTGGTGGAAATATTGTAAGTGGTACTCAGGGTATTGGTGGAAATTATGATGGAGGTGGTGAAGGAGGAAGCGGATCTGCAGATTTTTATCAATCAGGTCCAGGATATAAAGGTGGTTGTGGCGGAGGCGCTGGTGGATATTCTGGAGATGGTGGAGATGCTGGTTATGGAATAAGTAATGGTGCAGATGGATCTGGTGGTGGCGGCGGTGGCGGCGCAACTGGTTCTTCGAGTAGAAGTTATGGTGGTGGGGGTGTAGGTATATACGGTGAAGGTACTAGTGGTTCTGGTGGAGTTCCGGTATATAATGGTGGAACTGGTATTGGTGGTGGCGGTTCTGGTGGTGAAGATGGTGCTCGAAGAAATGGTGGTTCAACTGTAACTGGTGGAGGTCTTTATGGAGGCGGCGGTGGAGGTGGAAATAACTCTGCACCAGTAACCACCGGATCCAATTCTGGCGGCGGTGCTGTAAGAATTATTTGGGGTCCTGGAAGATCATTTCCATCTACTAATACTGCGGATGTTACACCTCAAGCGGGAGGCTCTATTTGGAAGGATATAAGTGGTAAAGGGAATAATCCCACTCTTAATGGAGGAGTTTCTCTTAGTTCTGATGGTGGATCTTTTAGTTTTGATGCATCTAGCTCTCCCGGTAATAAATATGTGCAATTTTCTTCAGCAGTATTGAATCAATATACAGCTGTTACTGATCCTTTCACATTTGAGTTGTGGGTTAAATTTGATAGTTTTCCTTCTAGCACTAACTATAAGTCTTTCTTTTCCTTTTCTTATGATACTGCTAATCTTTTTCCTGCAATCTCAATAGGAGTTCGAAAGTATTATGATTCATCTGGATCAGATGATGGAACATACAGACTTACTATCGACAGACATGCTGGAGTAGCATTTTATAATGATAGTAATCCTGAAATGACTCCCAATCGGTGGTATCATGTTCTTTTTACTGGATCTGAAACACCTCCACCAGGAAGAGCGAAACATTCAGTATATTTTAATGGTACTTATGTAAGTGGTTTTGCTGGTGCTTTTTCCGCTGCTCTTGATGATTGTAATATACTTTTGGGAGCTGCAGACTACTCACCATCCGGAATTACTGATGAATTGGCTGATATTGGCGGACAAATATCTCTTTCGAGATTTTATTCTCGTAGATTAACTGAAGAAGAAATTGTTAATAATTATAATGCCCACAAATCAAGACATTCGGTTGTCCATAAATTTTTGGAGTATGTTACAACTTCAGTATCATCATTTACTCTACGTTCAACAGGAACGGTAAATTACGAAGTTGATTGGGGTGATGGGACGGTTCAAACATTAACAACTAATACTCCTACTCATACATATTCTACTACCGGAAAATATACTATTAGGATAACTCCAGCAGCAGGATCTACATATAGACCATTTTTTGCAAATTTTGATTCTGATGAATCTATCGCATATGCTTTTGGAACAGGTGGAAGTCAGTTTGGAGATAATTTGACTGATGCTTGGGCAGGCGCTAATAATATGGAAAGTTTTAGTGCAGATATTGATACTTCAAATGTAACTACCTTTAATAGTGCTTGGCAATTTTGTGAAAAACTTACTACATTTCCACTCTTAGACGTTTCGAGTGGAACTAATTTTACATCTGCTTGGCAGAATTGCTCTGGACTTAAGTCATTCTCGGCACTACAATTTAACACAAATGCTTCGGTAACTTTAAGTAACGCTTGGCGTAATTGTACTGGACTTACTTCATTCCCAGTTATAGGATCTTCAAATGTAGATAACTTTTACTCTGCTTGGATGTTTTGTACTGCACTTACTTCATTCCCTGTAATTGATACTTCGAGCGGAACTAATTTTGGTCAAAGTTGGTATAATTGCTCTTCACTTACTTCATTTCCACTTCTTGATACTTCAAGTGGAACTAATTTTAGTAATACCTGGTATAACTGCTCATCTCTTGCTACACTCGCACAAATAGATACTTCTAGTGGAACGAATTTTGTTAGTGCTTGGTATAATAATGCATTTACTTCGTTCCCGGCACTAGATTTTTCAAGTCTTACTACTGCTGCTAATGCTTGGGAAAATTGTAGTAGTCTCACTACGTTCCCGGCAAATATGTTTGATAATACTGGAACTTTAACTACTAATGCTTTTGGGGCTGCCTTCAACGGATGTGCTCTAAGTGCTCAATCAATTGAAAATATTTTGGTTTCACTTGATAATAATGGTGCTCAGAATAATACTTTAACCCTTAGTGGTGGAACTAATGCCTCAGATTCTTCTTGGTCTACGACCGCTATTACTGCTTATCAGAGTCTTGCAGCTAAGGGATGGACGATACCTCACAATTAATCATACCTAATCTATAAATTGTTCATATATAAGTGAGATTATAATATTAAAATGCAAAAAGTAATTAATGTCATCGCACTTCTTTCTGGTTTGACATCACTTGCCGTGATTGGTAGTGGTGTATATGTCTATACTAATGTTGAAAAGTGGAAAGAACAGGCAAGGGAGAATGTTGCGAATGCCGCAGTAGAAGCAATTTCTGGAGCACTTCCTGGATTAATTGATGCGGCTATGCCTAATATTCCAGAAGTTACAGGACCAGCAATTCCTGCACCTACAACAACTGGACCCGCAATACCTCTTCCATAAATAAACTGATATCTTTGAAAAATATAATGTCAGTATCGAATTCTAGGCAACGAAGAAAACAATACAGATATAAGAAAGAATCTGATAAAAAATTCTTTCTCTATGTATTTTTCTTTCATATTTTTAATACTATTGGTAATTTCTTTACCGAGTTATTTGAAGACTGATGGAAATAAGAGACATCAATATCAGAAATGTAAATATTCCTGATGTGAATGCTATGTTTAGAGATCCCCCATACGCAATTCCACCTGTTGTTCCGGTAACTGTGAATGTGGGGATTCCTATCGTGGATATTCCTGGATGTGTAGAAGCACATAGAACAAATAATCCAAGAAATAAAAACTTGGTGGATGATGATCCTAAAGGCACGCTCACATTTTGTGATGCGGGTATGCCTTCTTTTAATCCCATAGATTATTCACCAGAAGATATGGTGATTAAGAGATCTGCTCCACCACCAGAATATAAATCAGAAACTCCAAAGGTAGAGGCACCAACACCAGAAGTTCCTAAGAAGGCAACAGAGACTGCTAAGGTTGAGTGTCCTACAGAAAAACAAAAACTCACGGAACCAGTAGGAACCGTGAGTGATGGTGGAAAGAAAAGAATCGTTGACTATAAAATTGTCGGGAAAGAATGTATTCCAGTTAAAGAAGACCTTTCTTTACCTGTTCAAGTTTTGGAAGGATTGCCTGGAGCAGGTGCAGTTACTATGACAACATCGGTGGCAGTTGTGGCAACCACGTCTGCAATCCTTGCCAAACCAGTTGCTGATGTACTACTGAAGGTAATTAAACCTGTAGTTAAAAAGGTTATCAAGAAAGTTCAAAAAATTATTGGGAAGAAAGAGAAGATTTTGTCTCTAAAGGAGCGCCAAGATCTTCAGCGCGAGTCGAGGGGATAGAATGAACGTGTGGGTGATCATGACCTGGTGGATTGTTTACTACCACATCCGCACATATTTTATACATAGGACTTCTGGGATGAAAAGTAATTCCTTTTAACATCAAATCTCCACAATTTTTTAATCTCGCCAGTTCAAAATCTAATCGCTTGTTAGCTCTTAATTGTTCTTGTAATGAAATCTGAGTTGTTGCCGCAGATTTGCATAACTCCTGAAGTTCTGGGTCAAGTGGTTGCGACCACGTAAGAGAGAAACCTACACCCAAACTATAATTATCTTTCTGACCAGTTCTAGTTTTTTTCCGAAATAAAATATCTCCAGGATTATCTAAAATTCCATCCCCAATATTATTTCCGTCATCATCAAATGCTCCGAAGTTATCGGTGACATCGTATACTGGGTCCATATAATATGGTTCATATGGTCGTGCCGCAGAGGCACTTCCTGTTACATAGGGGGTAAAATTACGAGTAGGACCCTGACACTGGATTCCTCCCCCATAAGTGTTAGTGATATATGGGCCTTGCAATACCTGGATGGCTTGATTGGTCACCGAGCCTGAGCTATTCGCGACCGGAGATGCTGTTGCCGATACACCACCAACAGTTTCTGCAAATGCCTGCGAAGGAAATAATGTACCTAAAATTATTGCGAGAATATACTTGTAGTTTCCGTTACGCTTTCTATTGTCGTCTCTCTTTGGATAATCGTATGGTTGCTCAGTCCTGGACCTTGATAAGTCTCTGTAAACTGGAACGCTCCTCCGGGTGTTGTCTGTGTGAAGTTTGGTTTGCTGCTCAATCCAACCCATTTTGATGTCACTCCTTCAATTGCTAATGCTGATTCTGATGTTTGAGGTGATAAATTTCCTGATGCTGTTATTCCACTTCCTGTCACAGAATATTGATATCCTGTGTTATAGTCCATCGAATTTATAGTTTCAACAACTGTAGATGTTGTTTCTGTTCGGCTAGTCATGGAGCCCTGTGTGAAATTTGGCACAACCGGAACTGAATATGCTGGTTGCACCAAACCGTGAATTGCACCAAGAATCAATCCGAGACCGATTGCCTCCTGTAATCTAGTCATGACTATTTAACCTCAGTCTATGACGGTGATTTCTGAAACGAATTGTCCGATAGCACTAGATCCAGCTCCACCTGCTGTTACCGTAAGAACACCTGCGCTGGTTACAGTACCTGCCAAGTCTGTGTTATCTCCAGCAGCATAAGAAGTAACGCTTGAGAAGTTGGGAGCAGCACCTAGAGTTGCAGCACTTGTGGGCACGGCATCAGCCTGTGTGTAAGATTGACTGAAGGAGAATGCTGCTCCTGGAGTATCTTGGGTTGCTGCAATTGTTCCTGGGGAATATACACCAGAGGTGATAGTGCCAGCTGAAACTGTATTTGCCGTACTTCCGTCCGTAGTATCAATATTTGAACCTGAAATACTGAACGAACTTCCGATTCTTGTTGACGTTGCTCTTGCAGCATCCACGGTCAATTGGACGCTAGTCGCGTGTTTTGATACAATTCCTCCAGCGAGTGCTGGTGATGCCATAAAAATCATACTAAAAGCAATCAGTGCTTTTTTCATTTTTTATTTGAGGTCAGATCTCAAATTATTTAGCATTCGGTTGTTTGTATAAATAAAACGAAATTACAAAATTTTGAATATTAGTAATGACTGAACAACAAGAGCATCTTACAAATCTTCTGCAACAGAGACAGGCACTGCAGAATGAACTTGACGAACTTCAGGAGACAACTTCGGGAAAAAGAGAATTATTTTGGAAAGTACAAGGAGCAATTGAATATCTTGCACAAACAGGAGTAACACTTCCAGAACCTCCTGCACCAGAAGAAGCAGTAGAGGAAGCACCTGCTGAGGAACTTGCTGAAGCAACAGCTTGACGCCTTGACTAAGAGCGTCTATAATAACTGAGTCGAGGGGCAAAACAGTAAGAGGGAACGACAAACAGTTCTCCGCCTCTCACATGACTCAATAGCTCAGCTGGATAGAGCAACTGCCTTCTAAGCAGTCGGTCGTAGGTTCGAATCCTACTTGAG